AAGGAAGGAGCTCAACAAAGTCATTTTGAAAAGCTTCAAGAGCAGCAAAAAGCTGCCTATGAACAAGCCGTGAAACAAGTCAGCCGAGAAGTTAAAATGTTGGTTGACGGAGACGAGGCTTATGAAACCATCCGCGCCACTGGGTCCTATGACGCAGTTGTGGAACTAATCAAACAAACGTATGATGAGGATGGTGTACTGCTGAGTGCTGAAGAGGCCGCTGCATTGGTAGAAGATTACCTGACAGACGAAGCTCTATCTTTAGCCAAACTGAAGAAGGTGCAATCCAAATTAGCTCCGCCAGAAGCTGCACAATCTGGATCAGAAGATAAGTCAAGCCAGAAGCCACAAATAACAACAAAAACATTGACGAATACTGTTACAGCATCGTCAAAACCTTTGACAAACAAAGGTCGCCGGGAACGTGCGATCGCTGCTTTCAAGGGACAATTAAAATAATAAAGGTGACTTATGTCAGCAATTTACGCAAATGTAAGTAACCAGGTAGCTGCTTTAAAAGAGCTCTATACTGGTGACGATTATATGAAGGATCTCGTCTATAAAAAGAATCCTCTACTAGCCCTCCTCCCCAAGGACGAGAGCCCAAGCGGATTCGCTGGAAAATATATTCCAGTTCCGTTGGTGTATGGTACACCGCAAGGCCGTTCGGCAACCTTCAGCAACGCTCAAGGAAACCAAACAGCTCCACAAATCTCCAGCTTCTTCGTTTATCGTATTAGCAACTATCAGTTAGCTACTATCACGAACGAACTGTTGGAAGCAACAAAAGATAACGCCGGTGCTTTCGTAGATGAAGCAAAGCTTGTTATGGATACTGCTTTCCGCAATATCTCAAACGACTTAGCTCTCGATATCTTCAAAGGCGGTACAGGAAGCCGTGGTCAAATCGGCACCATCAGCTCTCCTTCTACAGCTGTCGGAGCCACCGTAATCCAATTAGCAGACGTACCAAGCGTTGTTAACTTCGAAGTTGGCATGACTCTTGTAGTATCTGCTACAGATGGTGGTGTTCCTTCAAGCTCTACGGTGGTTCTTACCGCTGTTAACCGCTCAAGCGGTGTACTACGCGGTACAGCGTCAGTTAACCCGTTGTCTGGCTGGGCGTCCTCTGGATACCTCTCCGTACAAGGTGACGTTGCTGTTGGTGGATCTACCTCTACTTCTAGCTTCTTGAAAGTTAGCGGATTGAGCGCATGGTTGCCTGAAGTTGCTCCAGCTCCTGGAGACAGCTTTTGGAACGTAGATAGATCGGCAGATCCAACCCGTCTCGCCGGAGTGCGATACGATGGTTCAAGCCAGTCAATCGAAGAAGCCCTAATCGACGCTTCAAGCCTTGTCGCACAAGAAGGTGGACAGCCAGATATGTGCTTCATGAATTTCTCCAGTTATTCCGCTTTGGAGAAGAGTTTAGGCGCAAAGGTTCAGTACGTAGATGTCAAGCACGAAGAAGCTGATATTGCGTTTGCTGGTATCCGAATCCACGCTCCATACGGACCTATCACCGTGATTCCAGACAGAAATTGCCCGGCTAACCGAGCATTTTTGCTGCAAATGGACACTTGGAAGCTCAGGTCTCTCGGCAAGGCACCTCACATTCTAACCTACGGGCTAGAAGGTTTGGAAGGCTTACGAGTTGGCACGGCTGATGCATTAGAGATCAGAATTGGATATTATGCCAATATGATTTGCAATGCTCCAGGGTGGAACTGCACAGTAAAGCTTTCTGCTTAATTGCAAATAGCTAACGGAGGCCCCTGGGAGTAATCCTGGGGGCTTTTGTTTTATGAGAGATAGAATAGCAAAAATTATAAAAATGTCAAGAGGCGGGCGTATTAAATCAAAGCCCTTCCATGGATACAATCCAAAAAAACATAGCCGTACCGGTGGCTTAAGTGATGCCTACCGCGAAAAGTATAATAGAGAACACGGCTCACGTCTTAAACGTCCTGTTACAGGTAAAGTAAAACCAGGTTCTAAAGCCGCTGGCAGACGTAAATCGTTCTGTGCAAGAATGTCTGGAGTGTCAGGACCTACCTCAAAAGGCGGTAAACTTACGCCAAAGGGTGCCGCTCTTAAGCGTTGGAAATGTTAAGCATTTTTGTCTGTATGTGTGATGTACAGCATTTTTGACGCCTAGAATGCTCTAGGTTGCACCCGGACTTAGATGACCTCCTTGAGTACGGTGAATGTGAACGGAGGCATATAAAGGGCATTAAAATGGCTAATAGGCTTTTTAATCAATTCTCTTTCGGTTTAGAAAAAATGCGGGTAAGCTTGTTCCTAAGCTTCTCGATCGATGGTAGTGGAGATCCAGTTTTGGATGTTGCTAACAGCAAAGGTATTGCGTCTATCACTAAGTTAGGCACTGCAGGTAAGTATAGAATTACTATGCAAGATGCTTATGTAAAACTTTTAATGATAGAACAACTTCCTGTTAATCCAGTATCTGCTGCAGTACTTATGTCATTAGATAATGATGACGTGCAAAATAAAATTATTGATATACAGTTTGCAAGTCTTGTTACAGGTGGCGGAACATATTTATCTTCCGGTGAATCTCGTAAAATGGTGTTAGTACTTCGTAACAGCACTGCTCCTTAATCTTACCAATGTCGCAAGCGACTAAGGGGCTGGCGTAAGCTGGCCCCCCTTCCTTAAGGAGATGCCGTGCCCGCACCTTCAATACCACAAAACCTTATTGCTCAACAAGGCAATGGTCAGGTATACTTATCATGGGATCAGGTTGCAGGAGCTACCAGTTACCCACTACAACGGAGTACAGACAATGTCAATTTTACGGCTATCTCTCCTGCACCTACTACGCCTCAGTATCTTGATACTAACGTCATTGTGGGTACTACATATTATTACAAAGTAGCATCCGACAACGGAACGACTTCTTCGTATACAAACTCTGTTTCTGTAGTACCTGCCCTAACTGGACAAATGTCCCTAGGTCAAGTACGCTTACTTGCCCAGCAAAGAGCTGATCGAGTCAACAGTAACTTTGTTACGAAAGAAGAGTGGAATAGTTATATAAATCAATCCTATGCGGAATTGTATGATCTTCTTGTGACACTGTATGAAGATTATTATGTAGCCGCTCCTCTTACTTTTATCACAGATGGATCGACTAACCAGTATACGCTGCCTAATGGTAGTAACTTTAACGGAGCTCCAGCTTTCTACAAGCTTTTAGGAGCAGATTGTGGACTTGGCGCTAATGGTAACGCCTGGGTAACACTGCACAAATTTGAATTTATCAGCAGGAATCGATATGTCTTTCCGAACGTTACTTCTACTTTTCTTGGGGTATTCAACCTTCGTTATCGCGTTGTCGGCAATACTCTCTTTTTTATTCCAACACCTAGTGCCAATCAGTATATCAGACTTTGGTATATTCCTAGAGTCAATACATTATTAAAAGATAGTGATATGCTAGAGAGCGTAAGTGGTTGGATTGAGTACGTTATCGTTGATGCGGCGATTAAGTGTCTGCAAAAAGAAGAATCTGACGTATCAGTTTTATTAGCTCAGAAACAAATGCTTATTGACCGTATTCAATCTTCGGCTATGAACCGAGATGCAGGTCAGCCTGATACTATCTCTGACATACGCTCCTTCGGGGAACGTTGGGGTGGCTATGGTTCACCAAACGGTGATGGCTCGTTCGGAGGCTACTAATGGCTTTGCCGATATACAAATCGGAAGATAACAGTTTAACGCTGCTACAAACCGCTTGGGCTACACAGATTAATCCTGTATTGTCTTTACCTCAAAGTTCTGGTATCATTCTAAAGAATGTTAGCTTAATTCTAGGTGACAATACTATTGACCATAGATTAGGCAGGGATTTACAAGGATGGCAGTTGATTCGGGTAAGAGCAGCTGCTACAATATACGACAAACAAGACTCTAACCAACTAAAGTCTAGGACGCTAGTGTTAAACAGCTCAGTTCCTGTAGTAGTTGATTTATTTGTATTTTAAGGAGGGCTTATGCCCAGCACATTGTCACCTAATATGTCTCTGATTCTACCAACGGTAGGACAAGAACCAGGACCTAATTGGGCTTTAGACCTTAATAGTTCTTTATCGCTTGTTGATCAGCATAATCATGCATCTGGAAGCGGCGTTCAAATCACTCCTGCCGGTATTAATATTAGCGTAGACTTACCTTTTAGCGGTAACAATGCTACAGGTTTAAAGTCAGCTAGATTTGATGTACAAGGTTCTCCGTTAGCTGGTGGACTCGATATTGGGTGTATTTACGTGTCTGGCCAAGATCTGTATTATAATGATACTTTAGGTAATCAAATACAGTTAACAGCTTCAGGAGCTATAAATGGTACCCCAGGTGCTATAGGTAACTTAGTGGCTCCTGCAGCAGTAACATATGTTCCAGCTAATCAAACAGTAATTTTTGAATCAAATCAAACCAATTCTACCCCTGCTTCCATTGATGTTGGTAACATATTTTTAAGGAACATTACCCCAGGCAGCAATTACATAAATATACAACCTAACGCTGTATTGCCCTCGAATTATTCTTTAACTTTACCGTCAGCTTTACCTTCTGTAAACTCAGTATTAGTTTCGGATAACATTGGAAATATTACGTTTAATGCTTTATCTTCTTTGCTTCCTTCGGGTGTAATTATGATGTATGGAGGCACAGCAGTGCCTACTGGATGGTTATTTTGCGATGGTAGCGTAGTATCTCAGCTTACCTATGCTTCTTTGTTCTCGACAATCGGTACAGCATTTGACACTGGTGGAGAAGGAGCAGGTAACTTTAGACTTCCAGATTTTAGACGTAGGGTGCCTGTAGGTTCCGGGGGAACTGGAAGCGCAATTTTAGGAAACTTAATTGGAAATACTGGCGGTGCGGAAAGCGTTGCAATTTCAGTAAATGAAATGCCGTCTCACGATCATGGTGGATCAACGGGTTCAATCTCTTTAACTTTTTCATCGGTAACTAATTATGGTTTTGGGGGAGCCACCGCATTAGCCGCTACCGGAAGCAATAGTCACTCGCACACTATTTCTTCACAGGGCGGCGGCCAAGCCCACAATAATATTCAGCCTTCTTTGATCGTTAACTACATTATTAAATACTAATGCCTGTACAAAAACAAACATTAAACATCCCTTTTGCACAAGGATTAGACACTAAGAATGACCCATGGCAAATACAGCCTGGTAACTTCTTATTACTAGAAAACGCTTTGTTTCAAAGAGGTAATGCTTTAAAGAAGCGTACTGCCTACGCTCCATTGCCTAGCTTACCCAGCGGAGCTGAGGCTACTACACTTACTACGTACAAAAACAACCTCACTGCTATCGGCGTTAGCCTATTTGCCTTTAGTGATGAGAGTGACCAATGGATAGACAAGGGACGTATCCAACCTATATCCCTTTCCACGGAGTCTATTGCTCGTACAGTTTATAGTATCACAGCTGCTGACTCATGCGTATCAACCAATGGTCTTGTCTGCTCTGCATTTCTAGATGGAGACGGTGTTTGGAAATATACAATCACATCCAAAACTACAGGCGAAACCCTTGTAAACATTACAGCTTTACCTTCTACTGCAAATGTATCTAAAGTACATCAGCTCGGAAACTATTTTATTATCACATTCTTACGTAGCGGCGCGCGTTTAAGTTACATAGCAATTCCCATTGCTTCTATCACAAGTGTGGTAGGTCCTGTAGATTTAAGCACATCAGCTATTACTGCATACGACGCACACATTATCAGTGATACTCTATATTTTGGTTGGACTGATGGTGCTAATATGCGTATCAGTCAAATGAGTCGAACGCTACAACAAGGCTCTACTTACACACTTTTAGGGTACACAGCTACACGTGTGAGTGTTACAGGATACCTGCCCCCTACCGGACTTGCAACTATTTGGCTTACTGCATATAACGGTACCAATGCTTATAGCTGGGCGTTTAACAGTGCTCTGACTACACCTTCTGCTGCTTTCAATACAATTGTAACTACCACAGGCACACAACTTACATCTGTAGCTGAGGCTTCTGGTCTTACTATCCTGTTCCAAGTTACTAATACTTATTCCTTTTCTGCTGACCGTGCAGATTATATACAAAAGATTACTTGCTCGCCTACAGGTACAATCGTAGGTCCAGTGGTTGTACATAGAGATGTTGGATTAGGCAGCGAAGCTTTTATTTACAACGATACTGTTTATTTTTTAGGTACTCATAACGGAAACAACCAGCCTACTTATTTTCTTATTGACGAAGACGGTTATGTACTATCTAAGCTTGCTTACAGCAACGGTACAGGATATCTCACTACACAAGTGCTGCCGTCTATCAGTCTTACAGACGACATCGTCAGCATGGCTTATCTTTACAAAACGCTTGTTATTCCTGTAAACAAAACACAAGGTGTAAGTGCTGTTAACGGAGTGTACGCTCAAGCTGGTGTCAATCTAGCAACATTTGATATGTCCAAGAAAAACCTTGAGACAGAAGAACTTGCTCAAACTTTAAATATTTCGGGTGGATTCCTTTGGATGTACGACACAGTCACTCCGGTAGAGCAAGGATTTCATGTATGGCCGGAGTCTATATTAGCTACGCCTAGTAACGGGGCAGGTACACTTACAGCTCAACAGTATTACTACCAAGTTACTTACGAATGGACAGATGGACAAGGATTCATTCACAGGTCTGCTCCAAGTGTTCCAATTGGTGTCAATTTAATAGCTCCTAACGATACGATTACATTGGATATTCCTACGCTAAGATTTACTGCTAAAACAGGGGTAAGAATTGTTGTATACCGTTGGTCAGTGGCTCAGCAAATATATTACCAAGTTACATCAGTCACTTCACCTTTGCTTAACAACACTGCTGTAGACAGTGTGCAATTTGTTGATACCTTTGCTGATTCAGCTATTCTAGGTAATAGTGTATTGTATACAACTGGGGGCGTGGTTGAAAACATTGCTCCCCCTGCCACTTCTTTAATCACTACGTTTAACAATAGATTGTTTACTGTAAATGATGAGGATCGTAATACAATTTATTATAGCAAGCAAGTGCTAGCGTCTACGCCGGTAGAGTTCTCTGATTTATTCACTATTTACGTAGCTCCTACAAGCACAGCACAAGGCGACCCAGGAGCTATAACAGCTATCGCAGCAATGGATGATAAGCTTATTGTGTTTAAAGCTAATACTATCTACTACATAGCTGGTAATGGTCCAGATATCACTGGTGCTAACAATGACTTTTCAGACCCTGTAATCATTACAGGTACAGTAGGATGTATCAACTCGAACAGCATAGTATATAGCCCACAAGGTATTTTCTTCCAGTCCAACAAAGGGATATGGTTGTTAAATAGAAACTTGACAACAGAGTATGTCGGCGCTCCTGTTGAAGGATACAACCAAATACCTGTAAGCGATGGAGTCGTCGTACCTGATACAAACGAGATTAGATTATCTATTGAGCCCTCGGTAAGCATGGCTGTCTACAAAGGCAATCAAGCGCTTTTAAACGGAGATGGTGACGTTTTATTACAAACACCTGACAGTTACGTAGATGGTGGTCGCGCAGGATTAATGCTAATGTACGATTACTACTACAAACAGTGGGGCACATTTAACGTAAAGCAAGGACCTGTGCAATTTGCATTCGTCACTGCATGGTTTTCCTTTGCAGGCATACAGGGATTCGAGCGAGCATATTGGTTTAACTTACTTGGTAGATATGAATCACCCCATAAATTAAACATTGAGATTTGTTACGATTATAACGAAAGCCCAGCTCAAAGTGTGCTTGTAACAGCTGAGAATCATTCACCTAATTATGGTAACGACCCATTGTATGGTAATGGAAGTCCTTATGGCGGTCCTGGTTACTTGGAACAGTGGCGAATATTCTTAAATAGACAAAAGTGCCAGTCGTTCCAATTGCGTATTAGCGAAATCTTTGACCCACAGTATAGCACTGTACCCGGAGCAGGAGTACAATTAAGCGGTATTAATTTAGTAGCAGGACTCAAGTCTTCCTACCCAAGAGTTACAGCTGCGCAACAAAGGTCATAACTTTGAAGCTCACTTTAATCAAAACCAGCCGAATCGACAGGCTAATCAATAACTACGACAAGAAGTTTGATAGCATCGAATGGATGAATCTTAGCGAGCTTGCTGTGTTCTTGAAAGGCGCTTTTGATGATGGTGATAAGTCTTTTAGTCCTATTACAGTAATTGCTACTTTTAAGTTTTGGATGCCTGAAAAGGCTGAGTATAGGGTAACTAAAGAGAAATACATAACAATTTACATCAAGATTAAACAAGGCGGAATGTTCTGCAACACAGTTATGCACTGGGTGAATGCAGTTAAGTTTGATATATTTTTGGACAAAGGTTCGGCAATACTGCGACTATGCTGGGGATGAAATATGCATCCAACAAAACAATGCTATATGTGCAATCTACCGTACTCAAAGCCCGAGCGCTGGAGTCCAGACGGTGCTATTAAAATAGAACGATTGCACTGCTCCAAGCAATGCTACAGGATGTATAAAATTGCGTATATGTCCGATCAATCCTTACGCGTTGAGCACTCAATCAGACGCGCCCAAGACGAATTATTAAAAGGCACACATAAAGAACGCGCTAGTTATCTTAGAAGATGGATAAGAGAACTTAGAAACAGGCTCACCCATATAAAAAGGGCCAACAAGGCACGACGATTAAGCGCGCGCTGAACTCTGCCCACTTCTGCCTTATATCTTTCGTATAGTGTTGGGTCGGTGTTAAGTTTTTTAGCTTGATAATATAATCCTGGGTCCGTGAAATCAATCATCATAAGAATATCCTCATTAGTATGTAAGTAGTTAATATTCCAGCTAAATACAAGTATTGTGCTATACGTTTATTCACATTCCACCTCAATAAAGGGATCTAGCTCTGCTCCGCAGTTTAAACATATAAGATGATCATTGTCATCATGCATACAGCATTCTTTACAATTTTCATCTTTACAAGTTTTCCAATCATGGTCACTCATACATTATCTCCGTAAGGTGCTTTTTTGTCAATCACTTCTTCTTGCAGATCTTTAATAAGCACAGCTAATTGCATTGGACGATAGATAAATAACTTACCTATCAAAGCATAGAATCCAGTGCCATGTCTTAAGCTGAATAAGTAATCGGTATTATGGACAATCATTGATAATTCGCTGTCTGGTAATAATCTTAAGTCTGTCATAATTATCTCCAATAATAAGTGCGTTGAATGGAATAGTCATTACTATAATACTCATCATCAATATCCTGACGATTCTTGTATACCCTAATAACTAATCCTGTGGATATTTCTACTACTACATATAAGTATTGGTCTCTCATAATTGCCTCCATGATTAAACTGTATCACTCAATCTGTATCTTGTCAACACTAATTCTACTTCAGCTGGCGTATATAAGCCTTTCTCAACCATTTTAATTACTTGCGCTAGTTCCCAGAATTGACTTGCTGCTCTGTCATCATCAATGCTTCTGAACTGGATTGCTTCTAACTTTTCGTTTAGTCTGATTAGTAATTGTGTGTTTGTCATATGATTCTCCTTATTAGTTATAAATGCCTTCTTCTGCTAATCTCTTAATCATTTCTAGGTTGATTGTGTATTGATGGCTTAGATAAGAGATGCTGTAAAATAAGGTCATTTGTCTGATTTCTCTGATTAATTTTAGTTTTTCTTTACTCATTTTTGCCTCCATTTCGTACCTGACAAATACAGAATATCAATGAAAATAAGATTTGTCAATATATTTTTTATGTGCATGATATCCTTAATAAATTAAGATAAATGGGGTGAAATGAAGCATTTAATGGATGGATTGAGTTGAGCGTGAAGCTTAACAAAAATCGTGCCGTTTCAAACGGTTATAACTGCAAAACCCGATGCCATCTCTCTGCAATCCGCATACCAACCCTTATTATTGCATTAATTAGACCAAAAGCGTGGCATGATTGTTGCTATCTGCACACTCTAGACCACCGATGTGTGGCATAGCTATTGCACCCCCCTTACATTGGCATGGCTATTGCTATATATTTTATTTAGACCCCCCTACCACCGCCGTTAACGTGATGATTCCCTTGATAAATGCCCATCGTCCTGGGGTAAATTTTTTTAAACTTGACCAAATTTCAACTAGTTACAATTATTTCCCGCGTAAAATAAAAAAAATGCTTGACAGAGTTTTACTCGTTTGTTATAATGTTAGCCATAGAGCATAGTAGAAGAGTGCGGCGTTATACATAGTGCAAGGTTGATTCCTAGCATTTAAGGGGACGTGTGTCCTTGAGGTGTAAATGAGCATTAGACGGGTTACAAGCAAGGACTTCCCGATGATCGTTTCCTGGTATCGCGAACGCGGTATGAAGGCACCAGACCCAAGGGCTTTGAGTGATTCCGGCTTTATAGCTGACGAGCGCGTAGCGGTCTGGGTATTTCTCACTAATAGTAACATGGCATTAATTGACGGGGTCATCTCTGATCCTAAAACAGTAGCTTCTTTTCGCCGAGAGAGTTTAATTAAGCTAATTGGATTTTGTGTTGACTTTTGTGTCCAATTAGGTTATACTCAGATCATCGGAGTAACAAAACATCCTAGCATTGAATCGTTAGGAAAGAAATTTGGTTTTAAAGAACTGTCACATAAAGTGATTTATTTAAACGCAGCAGGAGATGAAGAATAATGGGATTCATTGGAAATTTATTTGGCGGCAAAAGTGGAATGGGTTTCAAGGCTCAGTCTGGTTTACAGCCAGGACAATTAGAGCAAACCTACCAACAGCAGCAAGATGCTTTGGCTAAGATGGCAGCTTTTGCTCAAGCAGCTCAAGCAGGTGGCGGCCAAGGTATGGCGGCTCAGCAAGCACTTAGCGAACAGCTAGCTGCTATGGGCCGGGGTGAAGGTCCAAGTGCAGCTCAAGCTATGCTTCAAAAGGAAGCTGGAAACGTGGCCGCACAGCAGGCCGCTCTTATGGGCAGTCAGCGCGGCGCTAGCCAGAACGTTGGATTGGTTGGACGGCAAGCTGCGCAAGCAGGATTGCAGGCCCAACAGCAAGCAGCTTCTCAAGCTGCAATCCAACGGGCCAATGAACAGTTCGGTGCAATGGAGCAGTTAAGAGCTTTATCCGGGCAACAGGTAGGACAGCAACAAGCTGGCTTAGGTATGTATGGACAGTCTTCTCTCCAAGCTCAAGGTCAAGCTCTAGATGCAGTAGCTGCTCAACAAAAAGCACAAGCTGGTGTAGAAGCTGCAACAGCAGGAGCTCAAGCAGATATTTTTAAAGGCATAACAGGTGCTGTAGGAAAAGCATTTCTTAAAAAAGCAGAAGGCGGGATGATACCTTCCAGCTTAAATCCCCTATCTGAAGACAATCAAATGCCTGAGATGGAAAAAGAAGAAAGCATTGTCGATATGTTGATCAATGCCCAAAGAATGGCTCATGGGGCTAAAGTACCTGGTACAGCTAAAGTTGATGGCGATAGCGAAAAGAACGATACGGTTCCCGCACTACTATCTCCGGGGGAAATAGTAGTCCCGCGATCTGCTGCAAAAGATCCTGAGAAAGCCGCAGCATTCGCGAAGTCAGTAGCAATGCGTTCTAAAAAAGGCAAAAAGAAATGATCTTAGAATTAGTTCTTTACTTCATTTTAGGGTATTTTCTTGGTAGAGTAATCGGAGAAATTTTCTTAAAGGATAGAAAATGAATTTCAAAGATTTCAAAAAAATAGACGTGACGTCTACTCATACTGTTTTTAAACATCCAGAGGGACACACAATCCACGTCTCTCATGATAGTCTCTCTCCCCAACAAAAAAGACAAATGAAAGAGATTCCTATCGAGAGCGCTCTGGAGAAACTTAGAGATAAGAAGAGTGTAAAGAAACTAAACAAGGGTACAGAAAAGCCTATCGAAGAGCTATCTGAAGAAGATAGAAAGAAGATAGCTATGGAAGGTATCCAAGGATTGATTGAGCAAAAAGCCCCACAGAGTATGCCTTCAGAATCCGAAGTGCCGGCTCAACCTGAAGTTCCTTTGATGCAAAGAGCAGGACAAGCTGTAAGATCCGCAGTCGCCCCTATAGGTGAAAGTGTAAAAGATGTAGCCGGAGCTTATGGCATTATCGGTAAAGGAGTAGGTCAATTTACTAAAGGCTTACTCGGGTCTGAGGAACAAGCTCAGCCCGCACAAGCTGTAGAACAAATTGACAACTTTCCTTTGGAAGGACAACAGCCTGGACAACAGCAACTTGCTGCTATGCCTGAAGCGCCGCAAGGAAAGTCTGAGTACGAGAAATCTCTAGACTTGTTCGAAAAAGGTGGTAGAATGATTTCTGAAGCAGCTCAGTTAGAAGCTGCCCAGACAGAGCAATCAGCAGCTCAAGCTGTAGACTTCATGAAGCAAAGAGAAGACTTGCTTTTACAAAAGACAGCCGGTATCGATAACAAGATTGCAGAACTTGAGAAAGCTCAAGCGGAAGGTAAAATTGATCCTAATAGGTTCATGAGCCAAAACTATAGCTCTATTGCAGATAAACTAAGATTAGGACTTGGATTACTTATCGGCGGATTAGGTGGACCGGATAATCAAGTTCAAAAGTCTCTAGATACTTTGATTGAAAGAGATATTGAATCTCAAAAGAAAGAAATGGAAAATAGGGACAATCTTCTTAGCGCCTACTACAAAAAACTAGGTAGTATGAAAGAAGCTGAGAATATGTTAAGATTGCATCATATGTCTATGCTTGAAATGGAAGCTAGAAAGCTTGGTGCTAAGACTGCAGGAATGAAAGCTCAAGGCGAGCTTATGCAGTTTACCAGCAACATGATGGCTAAACGTCAAGACATAAAGAACCAGGTTGCAGCACAGCAAGCTGACGCTGAGATGATGAGAAGAATGCAAGTAGGTCAGCAGCTTAGTTTACCTGAAGTTGGAAGACTTATTGAAACTAAAATCCCAGAATCAGCTAGAAAAGAAGCCAGAGAAGAGCTTAAGCAGCACGCGAAGCTTGTTTCAGGTATTAACCGTATTAGTCAGATCTCTGATCAAATCTTTGAGCAATCCAGAATTGCTGCTAGATTAGGTAAGCCTTTTGACTCTACTAAGACGATAAAAGCTTTACAAGTTCAGTTAGTTCCTGTCATTAAGCTTATGACTAGAGAGGGAAAGTTTACCGATCAAGATTTTAAAATGCTAGTTGAGCCTCAAATTCCTAGCATCATGACAAGTCGAAATGCAGCTAACACTTTGAAAGAATTACTAGTTAGCTCGTTAAGAGATCAAATTGAGCCTGAGACTACTGTTTTGCAAACATACATACCTGGATATAAACCAGCTATGCCTGTAAAAAAACAAATTATACCAAACCCCTTAAAAGGTAAATAATGCCAATTATCATTAATAATGAAACAGGGTTAGCTGAAAATCTACCTACAGATCAAGCTAAGTCTGCATTAGATAGCGGATCACATTCTTTGCCTTTTGTTGATCCAGAAGGTAACACTGTATCTATCCCTTACAAAGAAGCTTCACAAGCTCTGTCCCAACAAATGAGACAGCCTACGCAAGAAGAACTTGGAAGTTTAATGAAGTACGCCAAGTACTCTTCCCCTGAGCAACAGTTTAAAGCTGGAGCAGAAGGTTTTGCTGAAGGCGCTACCCTAGGTCTTTCTCCTATCATTGAAACTTCTTTAGGTATTTCTACGCCTGAAGATATTAAATATCGTAAGTTAACTAATCCTGGAATTAGCGAAGCTGCTAAAATAGGGGGCCTTGTTGCTTCTTCTGTGTTTGCACCTGAGGCAGGTGCAGCTAAAGCTCTCACTTCAGTTGGAACTTTAGGAAAAGCAGCAGCTACAGCTTTAGGAGCTACAGAAGCTACTGCAGTAGGTAGAATAGGTATTGCTGCAGCTGAACAAGCAGCTCAGATGGCTCTTTTACAGACAGGTGACGAGCTATCTAAACAGTTTGTACTAGAACCAGAGAAGTCTTTAGGTCAATCCGCTATTGACGTAGGACTTTCTTCTTTGATGGGTGCTGGTGTAGGTGGAACACTGTCTGCCGGTAAGTTAGCTGTTAGTCCTTTGTGGAAAGCTACTAAAGAAAGTCAGATTGCTAAAACTTTAGAAGCTGTAAAAGCAAGAGTTAAAGGTGAGAACTTTGTTGACGATATCCAACAAACAGCACAAAGAGCTGGTATAGAAGTATCTCCCGAAGTAGCAGCTCGTTTATCGAATGACCCAGTAGTTAGCCAAGTTGCTAAAAATATGGCAGCAAGCTCTGGTACAAAAGCAGGAAGAGTTTACCAGGAATCTTTAGGTAAATTTGCTACTGATGTAAATCAAGCAGTTGAGTCCACGCTCGGTAGAGCTGAAACGGCAGCCGTATCTGAAGCTCAAATGGGCAAAACTATTAAACAAAATCTTGTTGATAGTTTAAAACCTGTGGTTGAGTCCGCACAAAAAGCCTTCGAGCCAGTAAACAAAGTATTGAAATCAGAAGTAATTCCTGAATGGCATCTTAGGGATGCAGCAGAAAACCTAGCTCAAAGAGCTTTAGAGAATGGCCTACATACTTACTCCGGTAGAGGAGAGCTTAAGGTTGTAGAGAATATTATTAAAGATTTAAAAAATGTTAAATCATTTAAAGAGTATGCTGACTTTAGCACTAGAGTAGCTGAGCATCTAAAAGCCGATAAGTTCTTTAAATTACAGGGAATGATAATGCCTGTGCTGAGAAATGTTGAGGAAGCTGCTGAGAGAGAAGTGTTAGAGCGCATTGCCCCCGGTATTGTGGGTCAACACGCAGCCGCGCGCACAGGATACCGCGAAATGTTTGAACTTGTTGGCGCTTTAAATAAAAGATTAAAAGTAAAAGGTGCTCAAAATATTGGAAAATTCATGAAGAATCTCGAGAGCATGCCTCCTGAGACGCTTGTTAAGAAATTAGGTTCTGAGGCTGACTCAGAGCTTTTAACTTTATTATCTGAAAAATTTCCACAAGTTGCACAGTCTGTTAAACAATTACACTTAAACAATATTCCGTTAGAGCGTAATGTTGAGACGGGACTCATCAACGTAAATAAGGTTTTTAAGCATTTAAATGGCCTTAGTGAAGAGCTTAAGGGTTTTGTAATGGCTCCGGAACAGTTGGAACGTTTGGCAGCCTTAGAACAGCTCTCAGGACGTTTTGGTAAATCCAAAGCTACAAGAGCTGTGGAAGATTCTTTGTTAAAGAGCCCAGGCGGGGTAGCAGGTTTGCTAAGTTTACTGCATACTGGTGATCCTATGACAGCTGCAATGTACTACGCTGCAGGTAAAACCGGTAAAAAGATAATGACCGAGATCCCAGATGCTCTAAGATTATCAGCACTTAAGATGATGGGCAGTTCTGTGCCCGTATCTGGAGCTGGCTTTAATGCAATGTACAAAGTTGCAGAAAGTTTTTACAAAGGTGCAGCTAAACAAGCGAAAGCAGTAAACAATTTGTTTAAAGCTGGCACAACAGGCTTAGGAATGGAGCTTACTCCTTCAGCTAAGTCCTTGAATTTACTACAACGAAAGATAATGGCAGCTGAGACCGATCCTACGTCTTTAATGGGATTGGATGAAGATAAAAATGATTACAGTCATTACTTGCCTGAGCATTCCACAGAAATGGCCTCCACCGCAGCCAGGGCTGTGTCATATTTAGCATCATTGAAGCCTGATACAGGTAAGGCTAACCCATTAGACAGGCAAAAAGAGCCTTCAGAAGTTGAAAAGGCTAGATATAATAGAGCTTTAGCGATTGCTGAGCAACCATTACTGGTTCTACAGCACGTTAAAGACGGTTCAGTTACGGCGGATGATATTAAAGCAATCTCAGCTATTTATCCCTCACTGTACCAAGGTTTGAAACAGGACATCATGACCAAAATGATTGATCACATGCATAAAGGTCAAGAAATTCCTTATCAAACCAGATTAGGACTAAGTTTATTTTTAGGTGTTCCTATGGAAAGTTCTATTGATTCTCAGAACATCCTTAGAAATCAAGCTCTGTACGCTCAACCAGTACAGGCCCCTAAACCAACATTTTCACCAAGCTCGGCTAAATCTAGTTTGGGAAAACTACCAAACATTCATGCTACTCCTCAGCAGTTGAGGGAGCAGAAAAAAGGAAAATAACAAATGGCTAAATTCGTACTAAAACCAGCTCAGGTCGCAACAAGCCAAAGCATGGGGGCGAGTTTTGAAGTGCTTTTGCCTTCTTCGCTTCAGGCTGACGTTGTAGGTGTTCAACTTAATTACACTTCAGCAGGATCGCCTGTAGGTACTTTGGAAATCCAAGGTAGCGTTGACGGTGACAATTATGCTTCTCTTTATCTAAATATAAACGGAGCATCAGGGCTTACTGTCCCGATCCCAGCTAACTCAAGTCCTATTGTCGTAGACCTCTACGGTAGCGCATTACCTTTTCTTAAGTTGAAATATACTAGAGCCAGTGGTACTGGTACTATGAATATCTTCTTCACATACAAACGATTGGGAGATTAAAATGGGTACAATAGTACGATACGCGTCACAAGCTGGTCCTAATGCTTCTTACATTACTCGTATTCAAGTAGATGCTTCTTATTCTGCTAACACCTCTGATTATTACATTGGAGTAGACACTGCGGTAGCTGGTCCCACAGTGACTATTACATTGCCAGAGGCAGTCGCTGCTAACAATGGAAAAGTACTTATTATTAAAGACGAAGGTGGTAATTGTAGTGTGCGTAACATCACGATAGCCCCCTCCGGTAGTGATGTATTAGACGGATCTGCCTTGGGGCTAACATTAGTTGTCAACTACGAATCTATTACTGTGGTTAGTGATGGCGTTGGTAGTTGGTACATAATTTAAGGATAGTTACGTATGGCGTTTATTCGCAATACAGATAAGTTGATTGAGGGCTCTAGTCAACTTTTCTTCACAAATCAAAGGGCCAAGGGTGCGGTACAGGTTGACCTGGATTCGCTCTCTTTAAGTATTAGTTCAGAGCAGTCGTCACGGGAATCCGCTGACAGTGCTATGATCTTAAGACTTAACACCCTGGAAGGCAACGCCGCTGTCGAAGGCAGCGTGGCGAAGGCCGAACAGGATGCTAAGGACTATGCTGACGCTAAGATTGCAGCACTTGTAAACAGTGCTCCTAGCGTTCTTGACACCTTAAAGGAATTAAGCGACGCTTTAGGCGGAGATGCTAATTTCGCAGCTACAGTTGCCGGTCAAATCGGTACTGTAGATGGTAAGGTTGACCAAGAAATCCTTGACAGATCAGCAGCTATCTCTGCTTTAAATCTACGAGTGGTCGCTCTTGAAGCTGACCCGGTGACTAAGTCATATGTAGACAGCGAGATTGCTTCTGAAGAATCTGCAAGAATGGCAGCTATTTCAGACGAACAGTCAGCACGACAGTCTGCAGACAGCGCTTTAAGCAGCCGTCTGGAAACACTGGAAGCTGACCCTGTCACGAAAACATATGTTGACGGACAAGTAACTTCTCTTGATGGGCGTTTAGACGCTCTCGAGCAAGATGATACTACCAAGACCTATGTAGACGGTTTAGTCAGTGGATTAGATTCAAGAATTGATGTTCTTGAATTGGACCCAGTCACTAAGACCTACGTTGACAGTCAAGATTCTGGTCTACAGGGCCAAATCGCACAAGAGATCTCTGACAGACAAAGTGCAGTAAGTGCTGAAGAAGCACGTGCAATGGCTGCAGAAGGACTTCTTGATGGACGTCTTGATATTCTTGAGCAAGACCCTACCACAAAATCTTATGTGGATGGGGAAGTCTCTGACCTACAAGGGCAAATCACGCAGGAAATTTCTGACCGACAAGGAGCTATTAGCTCTGAACAGTCGGCTAGAATGTCTGCTGACCAAGCTTTAGACGGAAGATTAGATATTCTGGAGCAAGATCCAGTAACTAAGACTTATGTCGATGGCGAAGTAAGTGACCTAAGCTCTCAGCTTAGCCAGGAAATGTCGGCTATTGATGCTCGCATCGATATCCTAGAACAAGATCCTGTCACCAAAGGCTATGTAGACGGGGAAGTAAGCGATCTTCAAGGTCAAATTACACAAGAAATCTCCGATAGACAATCTGCTATCACTAGCGTAGAAGGAATGATTAGCGCCGAGGAATCTCGCGCTATGTCTGCCGAAAGCGCTTTAGATGGTCGTTTGGATATCCTCGAGCTTGATCCGGTTACTAAGACCTATGTTGATGGTATTCAGTCAGTTCTCGACGGACGCATGGACGTTCTCGAAGCTGATCCTGTAACCCAAGCATATGTTGACAGCGAAGTCAGTGATCTGCAAGGACAAATCAACAATGTGTTGAGCAATGTTGACCCTGCAGCTATTGATTCGTTAAGTGAAGTTGTAGCGGCTTTTCAAGCTGCAGACAGCTCCATCAACGGTGCAATCTCTTCTCTTTCAAGCGGTCTAGACGCTCGTTTAGATGTATTGGAAGCTGATCCTACAACAAAGTCATATGTCGATTCTGAAATGTCTGCAGAGGAATCTGCTAGAATGTCAGCCGACAGTGCTTTGGGTGCTAGACTCGATGTACTCGAACTCGACCCTGTTACAAAGTCCTATGTTGACTCTGAGATGGGTTCGGAAGAAAGTGCTCGTATCGCAGCTGACAATGCTCTGGACACTCGTCTTGATTCTCTAGAGTTAGATCCTGTTACTAAATCGTACGTTGATAGCGCTGATGGTGCTATGGACATGCGATTGGATGCATTAGAACTTGACAGCGTAACTAAAACTTACGTTGACGGTGAAGTATCCGATTTACAAGGACAGATCACTCAAGAAATCAGCGACAGACAGTCAGCCGTAAGCTCAGAAGCTTCAGCTCGTCAATCCGCAGATAATGCGCTTGATACACGACTTGATAGCTTAGAAGCCGATCCTACTACTAAATCCTACGTCGATTCTAAGGTAACATTGTTACAATCTGAAGACTTGAAGATGCTTAAGCTAGACGGTTCTAGAAATATGACCGGAGGCTTGGCTTTCACTGGTACCTCCAAAAATATTACTTGGGCTAGTGACGGTGGTGGTAACATCGGTGCCTCTGGAGCAAATCGACCAAGCAATGTCTACGTTAAAGACACTGTATACATCGGTGGCTTCATCAGTATTCAACAGAACATGGCTTGGGTAAGCGATGGATCTGGCGACATCGGAGCATCTGGAAACTTCCGACCAAACAACATCTACGCAAAAACGAGCGTAACATCATCCGGTAAAGCTGTGTTCACTCAGTCGAACGCTGCTGCTCCTGGATATACGTTCGGCGGAGCTACTAACTTTGGTATGTATTACGATACAAACACGGTTGGTCTTTCCGCTCAAGGACAAGCAGCTCTAACCTGCACTGCTGCAACTGTAGCGGCTGTAAAACCGCTAGCTATGATGAGCGGTTACTCGCTGGTTCGAACAGCTGTGGCTGGAAACTTAACAGTAACATCCTCACACGGATTAATTGCTGTTACAGATACCGCTGCTGCTAGGGTAATCACGTTGCCTGCTGCAAACACTGTTACAAACAGACATTTCATCATTAAAGATGAAAGCGGCTCTGCAAGCGTGTCGAACTGCATCCGAATTGCCCCTCAATCAGGTCAACTGATCGATGGACAAAGCAATTTCGAAATCGTAGTTCCTTATGAATCTGTTATCGTTTATTCAAACGGTACAAGCTGGTTCATAGTCTAACAAACAGGGGCCCTCACTGGCTTAGGCTGGTGGGGGCAACCCTTTTATATTTTCAGGAGACTTATGTCTTATATAAGACCCCAAGATCAAATACAAGATGGCGTAGTAAATAGATCCCCTACGGAAAACGCGGTATATGATGCTCTAGCTTTAAAAGCTGCCACAAATCTTCAAAATCTTTCACTTTCAGGCTCAAACGGTCAAGTACTTACGCTAGTTTCTGGTGTTCCAGCGTGGGCAGCTTTGCCAGCCTCTGGTGTCACTTCCGTAACAGCTAGCGCTCCATTAGCGTCTAGCGGTGGCACCACCCCTAATCTCTCAATTTCCCAAGCAAGCGCGCTAACAGACGGATACCTTTCTTCAACCGACTGGTC